GTCAGGTTGCCCGACTGGTCAACGGCGGGGGGTCCGTTCTGAGTCTCAATTTGGTCTGCCATGGGGATTTCCTTTCGGTATGCCCCTGTGCGGGGTCGTGGCCCACCTGAGCTACAGGGGGAGATTCTGGGCACCAAAAAAGGCGCCCCGTGAAGGACGCCTTAGGTGGTTGAGGTTATTTAGGAGTTAGGCGTGGACTCGAAGCCCACTTCTGCGATGTGGTAGCAATACGGAGGGACAGCTTCGTTATCGGTCTGCACTGAGGTCGGCGACGAATACCAGACAGCGCCTGTGTGCTCGCCCGCGATGGCAGGCGTAACACCAATGCCACCGACGACGAGGACGGCCTTGACCTTCTCGGCAGCCCACACCGCCTGCTCATACGTCGAGCCCACCGAATGAATCGTGAACCGCGGATGCTGGGTCACACTCGGGCCAGCTAACCGGTCAGAATCGTCTGTGCCATCTGCCGGGTGAATGACCACGTAAGGCAACGGGACAGGCGACCCGTCAGCATTCACCGCGAGGGTTACATACGTGGCCGAGGCGAGCGCTGGGACCGTCTCAATGCGGGATGCGAGCCAGTCAGTGTGAGTCTTCATAGACCCGCCTCCTTTAGTGCCTGAGCAATTGCGATGTCGAGGCCCTTTTCAAAGTCGCCCTGGTTCTCTTGCAGGGAAGCGTGACCGAAGCCGCGAGGCGCAGTTTTTGGCGTTCCAAACTCTGAAATACTGCCGAGCTTGCCCTGCGTTTTACTCTTGTCGAATCCGATCTCAGATTTGAAGACGCTCGCGCCGAAGCCTTGAAAAGTCGTGATGTCGTAACTGACCGCACCGTGAAGGTGCTTAAGTTCGCCCCCGCCGCCCTTCAGTTTGTCTTTCCATGTGTCTTTGACCTTGCGAGAAGTCACCTCGAGGGCCGCGCGGATCTTGGGGCCGGTCTTCTTGGGGACTTCGCCGAGATCCGCAGCTAGGCGGTCGAGCTCGTCAAAGTTGAAGTCGGCGCTCATAGTGACACAACCGGGAAGCGACTCGCGCTCACCTGGCCACCTTGAGCGAGCGCCTTGATGCGGAACGTGCGGCCCACGAGGTCATTGTCAGCAGTCGAATGCGTCACCGTCACCGTGTCATTGATGCGCACCGCCGACGCGAGGCCAGCAGGGAGCGACAGAATCACGTCCTGCGAGGCTAGAACCTGCCCTACAGGGGTTTTCTCGGACACAACCATCGACGGGTACTTGAGGCGCGCCGGGCCGCCGTAGTGGGCCGTGAGCACGTCGGCGTACTTGCCGGTGTCGTCGTTGAATACGCTCGACATGACGCCCACCGTGACCGTCTCGGACATGCGGGACTCAGCCGTCGCCTGAGCCTCGGGAAGATACGCCTGAACGTCTGTACCTAGGCTCACAGATACTCACCGCCCTCGTAGATCGGCTGACCGGCAATGTCCACGCCGCACGAGCAGTAGACAGCGCCGAACATGCTCGCGCACCACGCAAGGTGAGCAGATGAGAAGCCCACCATGTCAAGCGCGAATGCACCCGACGTCTCAGTGAGGCCCAGAAACAGCCACCACTCATCCAGGACCGTCACGCGGCCCTTGCCCGACTTGTAAGACTTCGACGTGGACGCATCATCCACCGAAATGGTTACTTGCGTGGCATCGTCAGGCTTCTTGATGTGAGACACAACGGCCTCACGCACCACGTAGTCAAGGCGCGCCTCGTCAATCACCAACGTCGGCGCAACCGCAACACGGCGAGCCTCAATCAGCATCGAGGCATCCTCGATCCACATGTACCACTGTTGCTCCGTGATGGAGCCGATTTCAGGGGCGGCCTGCCCGAGAGCAACCGCGAGCATACTGGGAGTCACAGACATGACCGCCCCCTTCTGTTTAGTTGTTATTCGTCTGACTTCTTGGGCCGACCGGGGCCACGCTTGACTTCAACGGGCGCGGGCTGGGAATCCGCAGAAACCCAGCCCTTGCCGAAGCGTTCGTCCTTATGGTCAGCGACCGTTACCACGATCCCGGTTCCGTCCTGAACGAACCGACTCATTAGACGTTGGCGACCTTGTCGACAACCGTCGAGAAGCCGTCGAGGTCCATGACACCCCAGCCGTAGACGATTTCCGCACGGAGCGCGATCTGGTTCTTGCGCTTGAGGTCGCCCTGTCCGTCCGGGTCACCGAAACGGATCAGCTCGACGGGGATGGCCTTCTGGACGCCCCAGCGGAGCAGCGACCAGTCGCCCAGGATTGCCTTGACGTTCGTGTTGGCAGATGCCTCCGGGGTTCCAGAGACGGTCGTGGACGAGTATGCCTGAAGCGCCTCGAACGTGGTGATGTTGCCGCCGAAGCCGAGCTCGGGGAACTTTTTGCGGCCATCCGCGTAACGGGCGGTCGCGATGTTCCATGCGTACGTCGGGTCGAACGCAACACCGGTCGGCATGTAGCCATCCGCGATGATCAGGCCGGCAGCCTGCTCGATCACGAGATCCGGGGTGGCGAGGCTGGCGGTCGTCAGCTCGACACTGTTGGTCGTGGTTCCGATGCGGTCGCCCACAACGATCGACGGGATGGCGAGCCCGGTGAGCGGGTTGATTCCGTGGAACACGCCGAGGTCGAGCGCGCGGGCCAGGGCGAGTCCACCCTCAGAGGCGAGCGTGGAGAGAACGCCGAGCTGGTATTCCTCGTCGGCCCACTGAACTTCCTCGTTGAAACGCATCGTGACCTGAACCTTGTGGGGGGTCACGGTCTTGGTACCGAATGCGGTGGTGGTCGACGCCTTGTCAGCGCCTTCACCTACGTACTCAGCACGGGGGCGACCGGTGAGGGTCATGTGGGTCGTTTCGCCGAACTTCTGCGGCTCGGAACCAGACAGCGCCGCAACAGCAGAACCGGTCAGGGTCTTAGCGAACAGGCCATCGGCGATGTTCTTCGGGAGGGTGAGGCCCGAGGTGGCGAGAATTGCCATTGTTATCTTCCTTTGCTACTAGTCGCCCGAGCTGAACAGTGCGCCAACGAACTCAGATTCGCTGGATGTCTGCTTGCTGGGGGATTTGCCTTCTGTGGGGACGAGCAGCGGGGTGCTGCTCTTGTCTCCCCGAAATGCGATGAGCGCGTCTGCGGATGCCTCAAGTTCGGCCTGCGTGCTGCCCGAAAGCAGTGCGGCAGGTACGCCCTTGGTGGCGGCGACGGTTGACCGGAGTGCACCGGATTTCAGCTCGGCGTTTTCACGTCGAAGCGTCTCGGTTTCCTCCGACTGGCGTTCAGCGTCCGTCTTGTCCCGGTCCTCGAACGCCTTCAGCTTCTGGGCGAGGTCGGTTGCCAACTTGTCTGAGGCCTTGCGAGCTTCACGCTCTGCGGCCAGAGCCTTCACGCCGCCCTCTCCGAGCCCTTCGGCTGCATCAGGCTTCGTGCCTTCTGCCTCTATGGGATCGGTAGTGACTGGCGCTTCTGGGGTGATCGGTTCGGACATGACAGTGCCTTTCGTGGAGCGGCATCGCGCCGCGGTGATCCGTCAGCCGTCGCGGCTGTGGATGGTATGTGGGGGCTAGTAGTTCGCATCGAGGTAGTCGCGCAGGCTGGCGCGCTGTGCAGGAGACTTGCTCTTGCTGCTCGCCTGGTACTGCATGACAGACGCCTCAGGCCCAGACTCGCCACCGCGGAAAACTGCCTCAGCAGTACAGTGACAATTGGGATGAGTGGCAAACGCGGCGGTCGCCTGCTTGTAGACGGCGCCGCGATCAGAGAGCATCTGGCACAGCTTGCAGCCACCGTGAGTGATGCGGCGCCAACCGATCGCATACGGGTCATTCTGCTGATTGACCATCGTCGTGTCCCGGTACGGGCGCGCAACCTCAAGCTGAATCAACTCACCCATTCGGGAGCCGACCGACAGCACATCATCGGGGTCAATGAGCAGAGGTGCAGCAGCCCATGCGATCGCTCTGCGAGTCTTCACCGTGCGGTCATTCTCGACAATCTGCGGAACGAACGCCGAGGTGGCGCCGGCCAGCTCCCGCTGCGTCTCGTAGTGATCCAGCGCGAGTGCCGACGAGCCATCCGAGTAGTAATCAATCAACCCCGGGATGTCGTTCAGCAGCATCAGGCGCCGCGCCTCCGGGGTGCCCGATGTGCGCGAGAACATGTCGAGTCCAGCGGCCACAGCCTCAGCCGTGAGCCGTTGGAGCATCGCCCTCGACTCACGCGCTGTTGGCATTGTCCTGAGTTGCTGCTGCCGGCGTCAGGGCCGCTACAACGGCACGCCCTGCTGCACGTCGCTTGTCAGCCATCGCCCGCTTGACCTGCTGCTCGTCAAGGCCCAAAAGTTCAAGGCCAACCTCAGTTTCAGCAAGCCACGGGACGACACTGAGTTGCTTCGCGCCAGCATCAGCAGCAGCGGCCCGTGAGATGAACTTCGGGTCGCGCCACTTGGTGTCAATGCCGGACCATTCAGCCGGAACCGCAGTAAGTCCCTTCTGCATTGCGAGCGCCCGTGTGACCGTGCGGCGAATAGCAACCGACCAATCATCCGTTGCACTCTCAGCCGCAGCGAGAAGGCTCTTCTCAGCCTCCGAGAACGCATCAGCCGCAGTGGGGTTAGCCATGTCGGTCAGTGCAAAGTCAGAATCGGAGAGATCCAGCTCGCGCGCCATGAGCTTCGCCAGCGCATTCAACTGCGCCAGGTGCGGCTCAGGCGACTCGGCTGAGAACTGCTTTACGTCAGCGCGAGGATTAGCGGCATCGTCGTCGTCGGGGATTCCGAACGAACGACCAAGCGCAACCTGCCACGATGACTTCGCAGAACCGTCAGCATTCTTGAAGATCGACTCATCCGCGCCCAAGAGAATGAACTTCGGGATGGCGTAGATGTCCATGTGCGCCTCAAGCCGAACGAGAGCACGCAGCGCGGCATCCTGTGTCGACATAACAGCGCGAGTGATACGCGAACGGCCCATGCGCCGACCAGAGCGCGGCCCATACACCAGCGGCTCAACAGGGACGCCCCATGTGTGCGTCGCGCGGCTCGTGGTCCACACGGCGCCGTTCTTCTCCGCACTGATAATCAGGTCCGGCAGGTACAGGATGAACCCGGTAACGTCATTCTCATCGCGGGCGGTGATGGACAGCAGATTGTCGAGCTTGCGAGTGCGCACGTTCCAATCGCCGATTGCATTCAGTGCGTCCTTCGCATGAACCAGTGCAGCAGGCTCGCCGGCAGCCACATCGCCCTGAGTAGTAATCAGGTAGGAGACGCCATGCAGCAGCGAGTCCGTGATG